CCGCCATATATCTTGTCAGAGATTCGTCCACATAGCGTGATAAGTCATAGGTGTATGCAGTATCCGAAATGAAGTAATGCCCCTGAATCCAAGCCTTTCCGCTGCCTATTGTCAGTTTCAATTTGCTTGCAGACAGCTTGAAACACTGCCCGAAATTGTCCTGAATCCCATCACAGATGATACTGCCGAGATAGTCGTTGAAGTTTTCAGCGGTGTAAGTTCTGTCCAAATTTTTCGCATTAAAAAATCCATATGAAAATGCCATAAATCATTCCTCCCTAAATGTTGGTGTGAGATTTCTGCCGTTGCGGTCGAAACTCTCAATCATTCCGACAAGCTGTATTTTGTTTTGCCTGATACCAAACCTGTGGTGTTCAACTGTAACAAAATCCCCAACAAAATAGTCCACACCGTATTGAAACTGTGTGGACTGCACTGCGATCTGTGATTCTGATTTTGTTTTTGTGGGTACAAGATTCTGCTTGCCTTTCTCTTTTAGAAGTTCCGAATATTCTTCCTCAGATAATGGTTTTGTTTCGCCATTTTCCTGTTCTTCGTCCGAGATGTCTTTTGCATCAACATACACTTCATATCTGTCAAGCAGGGCAGGTTCAGAATTTGTAAAACAAGTGGTTCTTTTACGCTGTTCACCCTCGCCCTTTCCAAGAACATAGGCAAAATTTCTCTTGACGGAAGTGTCTGTAAAGTAGGTGAAAGACAGCAGATTGTTGTAGCTGTCGGAGAACACAATATGCGGATTTTCCTTCTGCAATATGCTTCTGTCTTCGCCCTGCAACAGGTCAAAAATCATCTCATACTGTTCCTCTGCAATCTTACTCAGACGAATGTTTGCCGTTCCGCCGATTTTTTTGCAAATGGTGTACACCCATTCCATCAAATTATCATAACTGACCTGCAATTTGGTTTCAGTATCCCAGCAAGTGCCTGATGTATTTCCAAGAGACAGTCCCAGAATCTTTCTGATACCCGATGTACAAGCGTTATACTGTACCACATTCATTACAATCTGAGAATATGAAACGAGTTTTGTAAAGTTGAATGTGGGATAGATGATTCTGCGTTCAAGTAAACACATCAAAAATCTTCCCTTGATAATGAGATAGTCGCCATCTTCGGCATCGGTTTCCAGTTCCACAGATTCAATCAGTCCGAAATGTTCCTTGTCGTCATCACGTCCCACGATTCTCCCTGTCTGAAAAATCTCAATATTTCGTGGAGATGCAGCAATATACACTTCAAAAGCACCGCACTTGTAATATTCAATATCCCACAAAAGCGAAGAAAAGCTGTCGCAGACAGCCTCAAGAGAAATATTCAGTTTATCATTCAAGACAGTCATATTGTAAATTTCTATCTGCATAAATCAAACTCCTAAGTACGCATTGCGATGTATCAGGCGGACTTTGATGCGGTTCAGTCCCTCCGATGCCGTTACATAAAATTTGTTTTCACTCGTTTTCAGATTCAGCCAGGTTGAACCGGAAACAAGGCGGTTGATGATGTTGGTCACAATGCCCTCACGTTCCAGGGTAACGGTTTTGTTGCCTGTTTTCGTGGTGATCGTGATGATGTCGCCCTTTTGAATATCGCCTGAAATCTGTATATATTCATCGGTCAGAGCGTTGTAGATGGTCGGATTTTTCGCAGGTCCTCCGCTGATTTCAAGGGTAAAACCAACCTCATCACCGCTGTTGTTGATGGTCATCATATCCTGCGTGTTGTACATACCAATCGGGAATGGCTCATCATTATCAGGACAGACAAAATGAAATGTACCTCTGACACGGGA